TACGACACCGTGTACGGCGGGTATAAAAACAGGGAGAGTGAGGGCGTTTATTTTGTGCCCTTCATGACAGACGGTAACGGCGTCAATACCGCCACTAACGCGCCGGCAGAAGATCCGGATATTCCGGCATCAGGATATTACGGTGCGGCATCGAGAACGAATGGAAACCAGGTATCATCAAACCGCCCGACACATTTCAGTTCATGGGCGCGCAGGAGCATTATTCCGGATCGTCTGGCAACCGCTATTCTGAACGCAGCCGGGCGCACCTCAGCCTTCATCAGTGGTAAGGCACCGGAAATCAAACCCTCGCCCGGCGGCAACACGCCATCGGGTCCGTCTGCAGATACGTCCGTTCGCACAATCTCCCTGCTGCCGGCAGCCGGAGAGGCTGCTGCGCAGGGCTGGAGCATTAAGGATGGCGGAATTCAGTTGTCAGATGGTGTATTTAAGATCACCAAGCAGAGCAATAAAACCTGGTCCCTGACGCATCCGGTGGATGACGCAATTACCCTGCTGACACAGGGCGGCAGACTGACCTGTAAGTTCCGCCTGTCAGGCGCACTGACCAACAATCAGTTCGGGCTGGGGATTTATCTGTATACGGATGCTCCCGTTCCTGATGGTGTGGCGATGACGGGTACCGGTAATCCGTTCCTGATGTCGTACTTCACTCAGACCACTGACGGCAGAGTGAATCTGATGCATCACAGGAAAGCCGGAAACACGAAGCTGGGGGAGTTCGGCGATTACGGTAACGACTGGCAGACGCTGGAGCTGGTGTTCACCGCCGGCAGTGCCACGGTTACTCCGAAACTGAATGGAGTGGCTGGCCCGGCATTCCAGGTTATAAAAGACGGTCTGACACTGGGACTGAATGCGCTGACGCTGACGGATGTTACAAAAAATGCAGCGTATGGCGTTGAGATAGAAAGTCTGGTGCTGGAGATAAATGCACCGGCAGCATAATAAAAAAAGAGCCAGCGACTGACCTGAAAGAAGACGCTGGCTAAAAGGCCTTATATGTTTGTAGAGACTTATTTTTCACAGACAGCAATGATGCCTGTCAATATATTATCAATATGCGGATTGTTTCAGTTACAGATGCTTTATTAAGGAAAAAAACAGCCAGCACTGACTTTCGGTGGAGAGGTGCTGGCTCAGAAGGATAGTTGGATTTCACATGATACTTATGCCTGGCGGTATATTTTCTGACAGACAGTGACGGGTGTTGTCAAGATATTGTGTCATTTATAACCTGAATCAGGGGAGGCCGGAATGTTATCTGGCATTTTTAGCAGAGCCTGAATGCCATAATCACGGCTCCCGGAGTTGGCCGTCAGTGGGTGACACTGGTGGTTTTTTTGTTTTTCTTTACTTTCATTTTCTGTCGGCGGTGACGGAGACATACATCAGATGGAAAAAATCACAACGGGTGTGTCATACACCACGTCAGCGGTGGGGACGGGATACTGGTTACTGCAGCTGCTGGACAAAGTCTCTCCGTCCCAGTGGGTGGCAATCGGTGTGCTGGGGAGTCTGCTGTTTGGCCTGCTGACGTATCTGACTAACCTTTATTTCAAGATTAAAGAAGATAAGCGTAAGGTGGCGCGGGGAGAGTAGTCGATGAATAAACAATACGAACTGGTTGTAAAATGAATATTTCTAACTGAAAAAACGTTCCATGAGGTAAGAAAAGGTCACAGGCAATCAATAACAGGACGTGATGAAAGACCCTTGCATTTGTGCGCTTTCTCTTTAGATAGCAGCAGATACTGAAAATCTGAGTTGTCGGGGAGTCAGGGATACAGCTGTGCAAGAGTTGGTCATTGTGATTCCATTGAAATCCTGTATGCCATGAAGGGCAGGATTTTATGGCTACCTGAGCTTTGGTGATAGTAAGTTGAAAATTCGCATTTTTTGCTGACATGCGTAACGAGAATCCCATAAGCAGGGAGGACTTAATTCTTCATTAACCCATGCGTTGATATTATGTTTCAGCCGTTGAAGCATCAGCGGTGTTAATGTTGTGGTAATAATATCCAGCGTTTTATGTGAGATCTTACCGTAAGGGTCTGCAAGAATGCTGCTTGTTGCTTCGTTATTATCTGCCATCAGAAGAAGTAACTCTGATTTAACGTTTTCTGTCATTAGTTGTAAAAATCTTCTGCGCAAACTTTCTTTACTGTTCATTTATATGGCTTCATTTGTTGTAATCTGCTGCGTCTCAAGGGATATGTTTATGAGAGCGACCATGAGTGTTGGATTATATACCTAACATATCAAGGGATTAGAAATCGATAAATCCCCATGAACGAAAAAATAAAATACGGCCTGTCGGCTGCCGTTCTGGCGCTGATTGGTGCAGGTGCTTCTGCGCCTGAAATCCTCGACCAGTTTCTGGATGAAAAGGAAGGTAACCACACCACGGCATACCGTGATGGTGCGGGGATCTGGACCATCTGCCGTGGTGCCATTCTGGTGGATGGTAAGCCTGTTATTCCTGGCATGAAGCTGTCAAAGGAAAAATGCGACCGGGTTAATGCCATCGAACGTGACAAGGCGCTGGCATGGGTGGAGAAAAACATCCGGGTGCCGCTGACCGAACCCCAGAAAGCGGGGATCGCGTCATTCTGTCCGTACAACATTGGCCCCGGTAAGTGCTTCCCGTCGACGTTTTATAAACGAATTAATGCAGGCGATCGAAAAGGTGCCTGTGAGGCGATTCGCTGGTGGATTAAGGACGGTGGCAGAGACTGCCGTATCCGTTCAAATAATTGCTACGGTCAGGTCTCACGGCGTGACCAGGAGAGCGCGCTGGCGTGCTGGGACATCGACAGATAGCAGAATATTTTCCTGAAAAATGACGTTGGCCAACGCGGGTGGATAACACGAAATCCTGAAAACTGGTAAAACCTAAGTGAATAAAAGTAAAAACCCCGTTTGTTGGCAGCAAGCGGGGTTTTGTGTTTTCTGACCTTGAGTAAGGCAAGGGAGAAATTATGGGTAGGGAGGTACTTTCCCTGTGAGGAAGTATAAAAGATTCTTTCTGAGGTTGTCCATTATGAAAGGCATTGAAGTGGAGACGCCAGCCAGTCTGGATTTAACAAGAGCGGCAGCTTTTGCCATTCGTATTGTGGCCATTGCTGTTCTGGTCTGGGCAATCCGTTGGTGGTGATATGAACCGTGTTCTGTGCGTGGTTATCATTGTCCTGCTGGTGGCCTGTGGTGCGCTTAGTCTGGGGCTGAATCATTACCGTGATCACGCCATCATCTACAAAGAGCAGCGCGATAAAAAAGCCAGTGAGCTGGAGCTGGCGAACGCGACAATTACTGATATGCAGATACGCCAGCGTGATGTTGCTGCACTTGATGCCAGATATCAGCGGAGCAATTACCGCGAATACCGGCACGCTCAATAATGTCACCATTAACGAGAACTGTGTCATCAGAGGGAAACTGTCTGCAAACCAGATTGAAGGCGACCTGGTGAAGACGGTGGGGAAAGCCTTTCCCCGGAATAACAGTTATGCCAGCGGGACGGTAACCGTCACAGTTTACGATGACCAGGGCTTCGACCGGCAGATTATCATTCCCCCGGTGCTGTTTCGCGGGACGAAACACCAGAATTTCAACAGCCCGAATCAGCAGTCGTACTGGTATTCCACCTGTAAGCTGCAGGTGCTGAAGAACGGGGTTGAGATTTTCCATGAACCGGCAACGGATGTCAGCCGGGTGTTCTCATCGGTGATAGATATGCCGGCAGGGCGGGGTCATGTCACCCTGACGTTTAATGTGTCGTCGGCCGGTGCGAACAACTGGACGCCGACAACGTACATCAGTGATTTACTGGTTGTGGTCATGAAAAAATCCACGGCAGGGATCAGTATCAGCTGACGGTTTATTAACCCGGACGGGCACCTCAGGAGGTGCCTTTTTTATTGACTGAAAACAAAGAGGTAATCATGCGGCATTTATACGCAACGATATTATTGTTTACTACCCTGCTGGCAGGAATTGCCTTTCCTGCACAGGCTGAAAACGGACACGGTGCATTTTCCGTGGGATATGCTCAGGTTCACCCGGGCGGCGTACCGGCATTGTCCGGCAACCGGACCTCAGGGACCGAAGGGCGACCCGGGGGAGACACAAATCCGTTTTCGTCTGGGGCCGGCGAGCATTATTGAGACAAACAGCAATGGCTGGTTCCCGGGTACAGATGGTGCGCTCATCACCGGACTGACCTTTCTTGACCCCAAAGATGCCACACAGGTTCAGGGGCTGTTTCAGCATTTGCAGGTCAGGTTTGGTGACGGGCCGTGGCAGGATGTTAAGGGGCTGGATGAAGTGGGCAGTGATACAGGCAGAACAGGAGAATGACATGAACGTACTAAAAAAACTTATGCAGCGTCTGTGCGGGTACGGAAAGCATGATGACCGTGAACACGGGGAGTTACTTACAGCACAACTGCGTCTGGGACCGGCAGACATTCTGGAGTCAGATGAGAATGGCATTATTCCGGAGCAGGACAGGGTAATCACGCAGGTGGTGATACTGGATGCAGATAAAAAGCAGATACAGTGCGTGGTAAGACCGCTGCAAATTCTGCGTGCTGACGGGACGTGGGAAAATATTGGCGGGATGAAGTAACCCGACAGCTTCACAAAACCGGAGTCCGGCTCCGGTTTTTGTTGGCATGCCATGGTGATGTTTGTTAGGAAAGCAAAGATGGCAAAACTGCTGGAGGTTTTGTGGTTGAGTATGCCAATATAATTAATAGATTAAAGAGTTAGTTGTGAAGAAAATATGGATAAACAGGACGACGAATGCTTTCACCGATAAGGACAACTTTCCATAACTCAGTAAATATAGTGCAGAGTTCACCCTGTCAAACGGTTTCTTTTGCAGGAAAGGAATATGAGTTAAAGGTCATTGATGAAAAAACGCCTATTCTTTTTCAGTGGTTTGAACCTAATCCTGAACGATATAAGAAAGATGAGGTTCCAATAGTTAATACTAAGCAGCATCCCTATTTAGATAATGTCACAAATGCGGCAAGGATAGAGAGTGATCGTATGATAGGTATTTTTGTTGATGGCGATTTTTCAGTCAACCAAAAGACTGCTTTTTCAAAATTGGAACGAGATTTTGAAAATGTAATGATAATCTATCGGGAAGATGTTGACTTCAGTATGTATGACAGAAAACTATCAGATATTTATCATGATATTATATGTGAACAAAGGTTACGAACTGAAGACAAAAGAGATGAATACTTGTTGAATCTGTTAGAGAAAGAGCTGAGGGAAATTTCAAAGGCGCAGGATTCTTTGATTTCTATGTATGCAAAGAAAAGAAATCATGCATGGTTTGATTTCTTCAGAAATTTAGCCTTATTAAAAGCAGGAGAAATATTCAGGTGCACATATAATACAAAGAATCACGGTATTTCATTCGGGGAGGGGTGTATCTATCTTGATATGGATATGATACTTACAGGTAAGCTTGGTACAATATATGCTCCTGATGGAATTTCAATGCATGTGGATCGTCGTAATGATAGTGTAAATATTGAAAATAGTGCAATAATTGTTAACCGTAGTAATCATCCTGCTCTACTTGAGGGACTTTCTTTTATGCATAGTAAAGTAGATGCTCATCCATATTATGATGGTTTGGGGAAAGGAGTTAAGAAATATTTTAATTTTACACCATTACATAATTATAATCATTTTTGTGACTTTATTGAGTTTAACCACCCTAATATAATCATGAACACAAGTCAGTATACATGCAGTTCATGGTAA